AGCTATCCATAAGTTCAACGGGAAGAGCCGCAGTAAGCGTATTCAGATTGAACGTACAATACAGATAGCAGAGGACTACGTGAAGTATGATGAGTTCTACTTTGTATGGCAGCTAGACTTTAGGGGCCGTAAGTATCCAGTGGAATCTTTCATGTCTCCACAGGTTGCTGATTGGGGTAAAGCTACCATTGAGTTTGCTGAGGGTATGCGGATTGGTAGCCCTGAGAACGCTAAGTGGCTTGCTATTCACGGAGCTAATACCTTTGGGAATGATAAGGTATCCTTGGATGACCGTGAGCTTTGGGCATACCTACATAAAGAAGATGTCATTAAGACAGTCGAAGACCCATACAATTACCTTTGGTGGACAGATGCAGACAAGCCGTTCCAATTCCTGGCATGGGTCTACGAATGGTATGGCTACATTCAGGAAGGTGAAGACTTTGTAACACATCTACCTTGTGCTGCTGACGGCTCATGCAATGGTCTGCAACATCTACTCTCTATTATGAGAGATGAAGAAGGTGGCAAGTCAGTGAACTTAACTGACAGCGACCTACCTGCTGACATCTATAGAGATGTAGCTGAAGCTACCACCATACGTGTTCAGAAGGACGCTGATGCAGGTAATGAGATGGCTAAGAAATGCTTAGAGTTTGGCATTACCCGCAAGCTGACTAAACGAGCAGTGATGATTGTGCCTTACAGTGGTACGCAGCACTCATGCAGGGCATACGTTGAGGAAGCCATTGAAGAGCAGGTAGCCAAGGGTGCAGCTAATCCTTTTGGTGAGGAATACTTCAGAGCTAGTCTTTATCTCACAGCACACATTTGGTCTGCCATAAGTGATGTCATTGGAACTGCTAGGCAGGTGATGGATTACGTCAAAGACCTGGGGGTTCTGTATGCTCAAGAGAACAAACCGTTAGAATGGGTAACACCGACAAACTTACTTGTTAGACAAGTTTACAATGACTTTAAAAAGAGGAGGATAACTACACTAATTGACGGTTCAATTATTAAGTTGAACTGGAGAAAAAACATTGATGATACAGTGAGCAAGGGCAAGACACGGAGCGGGGCATCCCCAAACTTTGTACACTCACTGGATGCGTCAGCCCTGACCATGACAGTCAATAAATGTATCGATGCAGGTATACAGGACTTTGCAATGGTACATGACAGTTATGGCACACACAGCCCTAACATGCAGCGTATGTCAGAGCTACTTAGGGAAGCCTTCGTAGAGATGTATCAAGAGAATGATGTACTGAATCAACTCTATACACTGGCGAAGCAAAACCTAGATACTATGGACATACCAGAGCCTCCGAAGGCTGGTGACCTCGATATGTCTAAAGTATTGAATTCTAAATACTTTTTTGCATAAAATTAAAACCTGCCCCAATAGCCCGAAAGGGTTAAAACTTACTACACTTAGGAGACAACATGACAGTTAAAAATGTAATTGAAGGTTCAGCATTATGGGCAAAAGTCCAAGAACCTGATACTAAATTTGACCCTGATGGAACGTACAGTATTAGCGTATTAGTTCCTGAAACCGAAGCACAAGAAATGTGTGAATATCTCGATAGCATTGTTGATAAAGCATACGCTGAAGAGATTAAAAGTAATCCAAAGAAAAAGAATACTTTGTTCACACGCAAAGGCTACGACCATAACTATGACCAAGATGGCAATCAAACAGACCTTATCGAATTTAAGATTAAGCTGAAAGCCAAAATCAATCGACATGATGGTACATCGTTTAGTCAAAAGCCTGTTGTAGTAGACGCTAAACGTCAGCCTTTAAACCCTGACATTGCTGTAGGTAATGGCTCAGATGTTAAAGTAGCTTTCGAGCCTCGACCTTATGTGATGAACAGCACTAAGCAAGTAGGTGTCTCTTTAAGATTGAAAGGCGTTCAGGTCATTAATCTGGTAGAGTATGGCAACAGTGTATCCACCATGTTTGATGAAGAAGATGGCTACGTAGCTGAAGCATCAGCACCTGTAGCTAGTACACCTTTCGATGACGGTATTGCTACTGATGAATCTGAAGGGGACTTTTGAGCATAGGGTTATCTCTGACCTAGAAAAGAGAGAGGTATCGTTTGAGTATGAGCCGCATGTAATACCATACTCAGTCGAGAGAAAGTACATCCCAGACATCTTCGTAAATGGCATCTACGTAGAAGCTAAAGGGTACTTTCGCCAAGATGCCCAGCGGAAAATGAAGGCAGTCAAAGCACAACACAGTGACCTTGACATACGCTTTCTTTTCCAACGGGCAAACTCTCCAATCCAAGGCGCGAAGAAGCGTAAGGATGGGTCAAAGATGACTTGTAGCGAATGGGCTGACCGTAACGGTTTCTTATGGGCAGAAGGTGAACAAATCCCTGAGGAGTGGATTAATGAACTTAGAACTTAACGTAGATGATTTACTACAGACTGTATTCGAGAACACTAAGGATGAAGAGCTGGCAGATTTACTGGCTTTCTTAGAGTCTTGGGTAAAGAACGTAGAAGATGAACTTGAGTATCTTCAAGAAGACGCAGGCTGCTAATGGAAGAAGAGAGTACATACATCCGTAAAGGTGCATGTCCTCACTGTGGCAGTAGTGATGCTAATGCAGAGTATACTGACGGTCATCACTACTGCTTTGCCTGCGAAACAACAACACCAGCGGATAAAGCAATGGAACAACAACCAGTAAAACAACCAGAGTTTAACCCTGTAAGGGGTACAGTACAGGCACTGCCTAAGCGAAAGCTAACAGATGCAACCTGTAAGCTCTGGGGGTATGAAGTAGCTGACTATAATGGCGAGAAGGTACAAGTAGCCAATTATAAAGATGACCAGCAAAACCTGATAGCTCAGAAGATTAGGTTTGCAGGTAAAGACTTCAGATTTACAGGGGACGCTAAGAAGGCTGGCCTATACGGTAGGCACTTGTGGCGTGATGCTGGTAAGATGCTGACTATAGTGGAAGGGGAGCTGGACGCTCTTTCAGTAAGTCAGGCTTTCGACAACAAATGGCCTGTAGTTTCAATCAGGTCAGGTGCAGCAGGTGCTAAGAGGGACATAACTAATAACATTGATTGGATTGAGAACTTCGAGTCAGTCATATTCATGTTCGATAACGATGACGTAGGGAGGAAAGCAGCAGAAGAGTGTGCCTTATTGCTAACACCAGGTAAGGCGAAGATAGCTTCACTACCTGAGAAAGATGCTAGTGATATGTTAGTCACTGGTAAGGTCAAGATGTTAGTGGATGCAGTATGGTCGGCTAAGATATTTAGACCTGACGGTATCATTTCAGGAACAGACCTTTGGGAAGTAATAACTGAAGAAGATGACGTAGAGGCGGTGAGCTATCCGTTTAATGGCTTAAACGAGAAAACCCTTGGTATGCGTAGGGGTGAGATTGTAACGGTCACAGCAGGCTCTGGTATAGGTAAATCACATTTAACCCGTGAATTTGCACATCACTTAGTGAAAGAAGGGCAGACTGTTGGATACATTGCATTAGAAGAATCAGTTAAGCGTACAGCGCTGGGCTTGATGGCTATTGAGTTAAACAAACCATTACACCTTGGGCAGCATGAAGTACCTGAAGAAGAGTTAAAGCAAGCCTATGATGCAACTGTAGGCTCAGGCAGAGTGTTCTTATATGACCATTGGGGAAGCACAGATAGTGATAACCTATTGGCTAAGATAAGATACTTGGTCAGAGGCTGTGGATGTACCTACATTATATTAGACCATCTAAGTATTGTAGTATCAGGCATGGGTGAAGGGGATGAACGGAGACTCATTGATAATACAATGACGAAACTTCGTACATTGACGGAGGAAGTACAGTGTGGCATGGTGCTCGTATCACACCTTAAACGACCAGCAGGGGACAAAGGACACGAAGAAGGCGCATCAACAAGCCTTTCACAATTGAGGGGTTCAGCAGCCATCGCACAATTAAGTGACATGGTTATTGGGCTGGAGAGAAACCAACAAGATACGGCAAGAGCTAACACCACAACTGTCAGGGTTTTAAAGAACCGTTGGACAGGTGAGACAGGTATTTGCTGTGACTTAGAATACAATAAGGAAACCGGCAGAATGATTGAATCAGTGTTTACTGAAGAAGTGTATGAGGAGGATTTCTAATGGTTCTCTACACCGAAGCACAACTTAAGGAAGCCTACGACATCTTTATAAAGTCTCTTAATGACTTAACAGAAGACGGCTTCGATATGGGCCAAAAGCCCGACTTAGAAGAGTTCCGTATAATCTTTGAAGAAGAACACGAAGCTCAAGCAAACGAACAATAACTACTGCGGAGACAGGGTGATGAGATACATTTTTGATATAGAAACAGATGAGTTACTAGATGAAGTAACAAAGGTTCACTGCGTAGTCTTACGTAATGTAGATACTGATGAAGTGCTTACATTTAGAGATGATAAGAGTGCGTGTATTAAAGCATTAGAGGAAGCTGACCAGTTAATTGGTCACAACGTCATAGGTTATGATTTCCCAGCCTTACAAAAGCTATGGGGATGGACATATGAAGGTGACATCCTCGACACCTTAGTATGCAGTCGAACTATCTGGCCCAACCTGGGTGAGTTAGACAGACCGCCAATGCCATCAAAGCTCAGAGGCTCACACTCTTTGAAAGCTTGGGGTATTCGCTCAGGTGTTCTTAAAGGTGACTTTAATGATGGGTCACCTGATGTCTGGGATGTATTCACGCAAGAAATGCTAGACTATTGTATTCAAGATACAGCAGTCACAGCAGCTTTATTAAAACGTATTGAGAGCAAACAGTTCTCAGCAGATGCGTTAGGCTTAGAGCATGACATGGCTAAGTTGATGTTTCTACAGGAAAAACGTGGTTTTGACTTTGATGTAGACACAGCTCGTGAGTTATATGGAAGACTTACACAACGTAAGACCGACATAGAAAATGAGCTTGTATCTACATTTGAGCCAACCATTGTAGAGATGAAGACCAAGACTAAGGTATTACCCTTCAACCCTGCAAGCCGCCAGCAGATAGCCGACAGGTTAATGAAACGCGGTTGGGTTCCAGAAGCCTTTACAGATAATGGTCAGCCCAAGGTAGATGAAACAATCCTATCAAAGATTGAGATGCCTGAAGCTGCTCTATTAGTAGAGTATCTGACACTTAACAAACGCTTAGGTCAGATAGGTAATGGTAAGCAAGCTTGGTTGAAAGCTGAGAAGAACGGTAAGCTACATGGCAGGGTAAACCCTATGGGTGCGGTTACATCACGATGTACACACAGCAACCCGAACATGGCTCAAGTTCCATCAGTAGGCGCACCATTTGGTGAAGAATGTCGAGCATTGTTTACAGTGCCTGAAGGTTACTCACTACTCGGTGCAGATGCTTCTGGTTTAGAGCTACGCTGTCTTGCTCATTACATGTCACGGCATGACGGGGGCAAGTATGGCCTTGAGATACTTGAAGGTGACATACACACAGCTAACCAAAAAGCAGCGGGTCTTCCTGAAAGGTCACAAGCAAAAACATTCATATATGGTTTCTTATATGGAGCAGGTGATGCCAAGACGGGAAGCATTATTGGTAAGGGTGCTAAAGAAGGTAAGGCTATTAAGAAAAAGTTTCTAGCCAAGACACCAGCTTTAGCCAAGCTAAGAGAAGCTGTTAATACAGCAGTAGAAGACAAGGGGTGGATAAAGGGTTTAGATGGCAGGGTCATACCTGTTCGCTATCCTCACGCTGCACTCAATACATTACTTCAAAGTGCAGGCGCTATTATATGTAAGCGCTGGTACGTAGAGATTGTCAGAGCATTACAGGCAAATAACTACACTGAAGAAGATGTTGCGATAGTGGCTTTTATTCACGATGAAGTACAAATTAAAGTAAGGAAATCATTAGAAGATGAAATCGGAATGCTCGTCGTGCGAGCAATGCAAGAAACTGAGCAATACTACAAGTTTCGATGCAAGCTCGACGCAGAATACAAATACGGAAGGAACTGGGCAGACACACACTAAGGTTTTCAACAACAATAAGAAGTTCGATATTGACCTACAATATGGGCAGATGCACGAACAACGCATCCTTGACATGCTCGAAGGTAAGAAGATTGAAGTCAAAACAGAGCGGGGTATGTGGACTAAGACAGGCAACATAGCAATAGAATTTGAAAGCTATGGTAAGCCTTCAGGTATAGCGTCCACTGAAGCAGATTACTGGTTTCATAACCTAGCTATTGAAGATGATGTATATTGTACGCTTGTCTTCAAAACTGATATATTGAGAAAGATTGTTGAAGAGCTTGATGACCATAAGGTCGTTAAAGGTGGAGATAACTGGGCATCTAAAATGTACCTCGTTAATCTCAGCAAATTGTTTCGCACAGATACCTTAAAAATCTACAAAGAATTAGGGGATACTGATGACAACATTAGTGATTGATGGAGACATCATTGCATACAAAGTAGCCGTAAGAAGTGAGCAACCAATCAACTGGGGCAACGGACTATGGACACTGCACTCTTATGAACATGAAATCATAGAGGGTGTTGACGGTGAGATAGAAAGGTTGATGGAAGAAACAGGGGCTGATGAGTACATCACAGCTCTTAGTTCAACCAACAACTACAGAAAGACTGTAGCCAGTTATTATAAAGCTAACAGGAAAGACACACGTAAGCCCATGCTATTACCTTTTGCCCGTGACTACATCATGGACAAACAGAAGGGATTGATATGGGAAGGTGTAGAAGCAGATGATGTACTAGGTGTATTAATATCTAGGTCAGACAAGTACATGTCTTGGTCAATCGATAAAGATTTAATGACCATTCCTGGTCGGCACTGGATGGAAGGTGAAGAGAAAGTCATCAACCAAGAAGATGCTGACCACTGGTTCTACATGCAGACATTGATGGGTGACTCTACGGATAACTACAAAGGTTGTCCTAAGGTCGGACTCAAAACTGCGGAAAAAATTTTAGCGGAAAATTCAACATGGGAAACTGTGGTGGCTGCATTTGAGAAGGCAGGCCTTAGTGAAGAAGATGCTTTAGAAAACGCGAGGTTAGCCAGAATCCTACGGGATGGCGAATACAATAACGAGACAGGCGAGGTAAAGCTGTGGCTGGATTAAATGACGTAACACCAGAGGAGTGGGATGAAATGGTAAACAATCCTGCTCACTATAATGAAGGTGAGATAGAAACCATTGATTACATTGTAGATGTGCTAGGCGAATGGGACAGCATTCATTACTGCCACGGTAACATCATCAAGTATTTAAGCACCCGCTTATGGGTCAAGGGCAAGCCGTTACAGGATGCTAAGAAAGCCCGTTGGTACTTAGACAAGATGATTGACCTTATGGAAAAAACAGAAGGGGAAAAGTGGTGAGATTAAACACATTACAAATGCTCATTGAACGATGGGGACATGAGAAAGGTATTCTTCCTTACGCTGTACCGATGGCTCAACTAGAAAAGACTGAAGAAGAAGTTGAAGAACTAAAGCAGGCTATCGAAGAAGGTGATGTTGAAGAAATTGCAGATGCTATTGGGGACATCTTTGTAACCTTGGTCATGCAGGCACGAGCTTGGGGCTTGGACATGGAGACATGTGTGGAGCAAGCATACAAGACAATCAGCCAGCGCACAGGAAAGATGGTTGATGGTCAATTTGTTAAGGACTCTTAATGATTAAAATAGATTACATAAACCACCTTAAGGACGCTTAATGATTAAAATAGAGTACATAAACCACCTTAAGGACGCTTAATGATTAAAATAGAGTACACACGCAATGAAGGGTTTTCTGACCAAGCCCTTACATTGCTCAAAGATTATTACTGTAGGGAAGGGGAAGACCCACAAGATGCGTTAGCTAGGGCTAGTATGGCTTACAGCGAGGGTGACATGGAGTTCGCCCAGCGCATCTATGACTACTGCAGCAAGCAGTGGGTTATGTTTGCATCACCAGTGTTAAGTAATGCACCAGCTAAGGGTGAAGCTCCTAAGGGCTTACCTATCTCGTGCTTTCTTACATACATTGGGGATAACCTAGAAAGCCTTATCTATCACAAGTCAGAAGTATCGTGGTTGTCTGTTAAAGGTGGTGGTGTAGGTGGTCATTGGTCAACAGTACGCGGGGTTAGTGATAAAGCTCCAGGCACTATCCCATTTCTAAAAGTAGTAGACAGTCTAATGACTGCATACAAACAAGGTAAGACACGCAAGGGCAGCTACGCGGCTTACATTGATATTGACCATCCAGATGTCACAGAAGTAATGAACTTCAAAACACCTACAGGTGGTGACGTAAACCGTAAATGCTTTAACCTGTTTAACGCAGTAAATGTAACTGACAAGTTTATGGAAGCAGTATCTGAAGGCGCTGAGTGGGAACTTAAAGACCCTCATAGCGGTGAAGTAAGAGACACAGTTAAAGCTAGAGAGCTTTGGCAACGCATCTTAGACACACGGTTTAGAACTGGCTCACCTTATGTAAACTTTATTGATGCAGCTAACGAAGCTTTGAACCCATATCAGAAAGAGAAAGGTCTTAAGCTACACGGCTCTAATCTTTGTAATGAAATACACCAAGCCACCAACGAAGAGCGCACAGCAGTTTGCTGTCTTAGCTCAGTAAACATTGAAAAGTTTGATGAATGGCGTGGTACTGAAATGGTTAAAGACTTAATACGTTTATTGGATAACGTGTTATCATTCTTTATTAAACACGCTCCTGATGAACTAAGCAAAGCTAGGTTCTCTGCAGAACAAGAACGCTCTATTGGCTTAGGTGCTATGGGTTTTCATGGTTACCTTCAGTCTAAACAAGTTCCTTGGGAATCTTTCCAAGCTACAACACACAACAACATGATTTTTAACACTATTAAAAAGCAAGCTGTGGAAGCTAGTAAGGAACTAGCAGTAGCGAAGGGAGAGCCTAACGACATCAAAGGCTCAGGCATGAGGAATGCACACCTACTTGCTATAGCACCTAACGCGAACAGTAGTATTATCTGTGGGTGTACAGCTTCGATTGAACCATTGAAGTCTAATGCCTTTACACACAGGACACGCGCAGGCGCACACTTGGTTAAGAATAAGTATCTTGAGAAAACCTTAGAAGAGTTGGGTATGAATACTCAGGAAGTATGGTCAAGTATTATTAATAACGATGGTTCTGTGCTACACTTAGATATTCCTGATGAAGTTAAGGATATTTACAAGACGGCTTTTGAGCTAGACCAGACATGGGTAGTAGAACATGCAGGTAATAGACAGAAGTATGTATGCCAAGGTCAATCAGTAAACCTTTTCTTCCCAGCAGGTTCAGAGCGTAGCTATGTCAACATGGTACACCTGAAGGCTTGGAAGATGCGAATGAAGGGTTTGTATTATCTACGGACTAATGCCGTAGTTCTATCAGACAAAGTAGGACAGAAGGTTGAGCGTGTAGCATTGAAAGATGCTGACGAGTGCTTGTCCTGTCACGGTTAAAGGAACCTAATGAAAATAGAACTTGTAGACTGCGCTGGGGGTGACCTTAGCGTAGTAAACTCAGCACGAGTGAGCTTTGCAAAAGAAGCAACAGAGCTGGAACTTAAAGACGAAAAGCTCATTAAGTATCTGGCTAAACATAAACACATGACACCGTTTCGTCATAACTTTGTACAGCTTAAATGTTCAGTACCTTTGTTCCTAGCTAGGCAGCTCATGAAGCACCAAGCAGGACTAACCTGGAATGAAGTAAGCAGGCGCTATGTAGATGCACCTCCAGAGTTTCATCAACCAGAAGGCTGGAGAACTAGACCTGAGGGCGGCATTAAACAAGGTAGCGGTGGTGTAGCTGAGGACACTGAACAGTGGGCAGTTACATACGGGGGATACCTAGAGTCAGCCCAACGATTGTACGGTGGAATGATTATGGCAGGCATAGCTCCTGAACAAGCCCGTATGGTCTTACCACAATCAATGATGGTGGACTTCATATGGTCAGGTAACATCTTAGCTTTCTCTCATGTGTACACCTTACGGATTGGTGAGGGCGCACAGGTAGAAGCCCAAGAGTTTGCAAAGAAATTAGACGAAGTAATTAAACCTGCATTTCCCGTTAGTTGGGAAGCATTAACACAAGAGGACTAGCTAATGGCTACAACCAAGAAACCAGCACCTAAACAAGATAATGATAAACGAGACATTGTAGCTATTGTAGCTGCTATTCTAATTCACAAAGGCGCACCAACGTCTGCCGCAATAGAAAATGCTAAACATATTGTGGAGCAGTGTAATGAGCTTACTTGATACAAACATCGCTTATAAACCTTTCAGCTACCCTTGGGCAGTTGAGATAGCCACAGGCCATGAGAAAATTCACTGGGGTGAGTGGGAAGCAAAGCTACAAGATGATGTAGGTCAGTGGGCAACTAAGCTCTCTGATGTAGAGAAAAACCATATAACTCAGATACTTAGACTGTTTACGCAGTCAGACGTAGCTGTAGGCACTAACTACATTGAGAGTTACTTGCCTAAATTTAAGAACAATGAAATCAGAGCAATGCTTACTTCGTTTGTGAACCGTGAGTTCGTACACCAACGTAGCTATGCACTGCTTAATGACACCTTAGGTTTACCTGAAGAAGAGTTCTCCGCGTTCACTGAAGTTACAGCGATGCAGGATAAACTAGACTTCATGGGTGACATGGATGTTCACAGTCACTCTGGTCTTGCCCTATCAGTTGCAAGGTCAGTCATAAATGAGGGTATGTCCCTCTTCTCAGCTTTTGCAATGCTACTTAACTACCAACGCTTTGGTAAAATGAAAGGCATGTGTGAAATTGTAGAATGGAGTGTACGAGATGAAACTATCCACTGTGAAGGAATGGTACGCTTGTTCCGTGAGTTCTGTGAAGAACACCCTAAAATCGTTACAGACGAGTTTAAATCCGCTATATATCAGATGTTTAGAGATGCGGTTAAACTTGAAGATAAAGTTATTGAACTTGCATTTGAGATGGGTGACATCGAAGGTCTGTGCAAAGGTGAAGTCAAAGACTACATCCGATACATAGCTAACCGTAGGCTCATTCAGCTAGGCTTAAAGTCTAACTGGAAACACCTAAAGGAAAACCCAATCCCTTGGTTGGATTGGATTATCAATGGGGACAGCTTCAAGAACTTCTTTGAAGGCACTGTCACAGATTATAACGCATCGGGCATGGAAGGTGAGTGGGGCTGGTAATTAAAACCTACCTCTATGGATACTGGGGAAATATATGAAAGTGTTAAACAACAATAACTTAGGTATAACTGACGTTATGCTTAATCAACTTAAACAGCTCTTCCCCGACACCCTACCTGCGTCACCTATTACTGGTGAAGATTTAAGATACTTACAAGGTCAGCAGAGTGTAATCAGGAAACTGGAAGAGCTACAGAATGAATTTTATGAGGAATAAATATGTGTTTAGGAAGACCTAAAATGCCTAAGGTGGAAACACCTGTTACAGCAGCTCCACCACCTCCACCAGCTCCATCTCCAGAGATTGAAACAGAAATGACAGATGCTGAACTACGTACAGAAAAATTAAAGAAACGCGCCAAAGGTAAGAAAGGTTTACGATACAAACCTACTAATACCTCAGGTACTGGCCTCCAGATTCCTAAGGGGTAAATCATGCCATACGCTCAATCAGAAGGGGAGTATTATGAGAACCTTAGGCAATATACACCTAAGCAAATACGTAACAGTGTCCCTAACAAAAAACTCCTAAAGCCCTGGGCTTCGATGTCCTTACAAGAAAAAAGAGCTTCAGACGGTACAAGGGCGTACCATGAAGAAAAAGATACTATTGCAGCAGCTAAATTAGACCCTGAAGGTTATGGTCAAGATTACACTCACGAATTCACTTGGGTAGGTAAGTCTAAAAGATATCCTAGAGGGTATTCTAGCGTACATAGAGGACACAGTGAAAATTTAAGAACTAAAGCTGACGCTAGGGTAGGTGTAAGAGATGATGCAGTCCTAGAGGGTAAAACCCGTAAGAAGTTGCGTAAGTCTGAACAGCTCCGCGCTCAACGTAGAAGCAAACGCAGACTACGTGTCGGAGGAAACCTTAGTATTGGTACTAAAGGTGACTCAGGCGCGGGAACAGGTGGCTCTAAGAAGTCATCTTTAAACATTCCAAAAGGTTAAATTATGATGAATGACGGAAGTGGGTATGTAGCCAAGCGCTACAGCCAACTGGAATCTGACCGTGATTCTTTCCTAGAAAGGGCAAGAGAAGCAGCAGAGCTTACTATCCCTTACCTTATGCCTCCTGAGGGGCATACAGGTTCAACAGTTTATAAAACACCCTTCCAAGGTATTGGAGCAAGAGGTGTAAATAACCTGGCATCTAAACTGCTTCTCTCACTTGTACCACCTAACAGTCCTTTCTTTCGTCTTTCTATAGATGATTTTGATTTGGCTGCTTTGGGTGATGCAGGTAGAGGAGCGGTAGAAGAAGCTCTAGGAAGAATTGAACGTGCAGCACAGCAAGAGATTGAAACATCGGCTGTACGTGTTCCAGTATTTGAAGCAATAAAACAATTAATTGTAGCAGGTAATGCACTTGTCTACCTTCCTAAGAAGGATGGCATGAAAGTATTTAGGTTAGACCGTTTCGTCTGTCACCGTGATACTATGGGCAACCTGTTAGAAATTATTACAAAAGAAGCGGTAGCCTTCGATATGCTACCAGACTCAGTAAAAGAGTTATTAAAACAAGAAGATAATCAAGAGCAATCAACACACAAGAGCTTAGACTTATTCACCTACGTATGTCGTAAAGGCAAGAAGTGGGAAGTATATCAAGAAGTTATGGGTGTAGAAGTTCCTGATTCTCGTGGTTCTTATGCTGAAGACAAAAACCCTTTCATACCTTTAAGATTCTCAAGGATTGATGGGGAAAGCTATGGTCGTGGTTTTGTCGAAGAATACATTGGTGACCTAAAATCTTTAGAGTCATTAACACAAGCTATCGTTGAAGGTAGTGCAGCATCATCTAAGGTCTTATTCCTTGTACGTCCCAACGGTACTACAAAGGCTAGAGACTTAGCGAAGTCACCTAATGGTGCTATCGTGAATGGTGATGCTAATGACATCTCTACACTACAAGTTCAGAAAGCTTCTGACTTCAATGTAGCAGCACAGACCATACAAGCTATTACAGAAAGAATGAGTTTTGCTTTCTTGCTTAACAGCTCAGTACAGAGAAGTGCTGAACGTGTTACAGCAGAAGAAGTACGTTACATGGCTCAGGAGTTAGAAACAGCTCTTGGTGGTGTATACTCAATTCTATCACAAGAGTTCCAATATCCTTTGGTTAATCTTCTACTGGGTCGTATGGAGCAATCAGGCAAAATGCCTAAGATGCCTAAAGACGCAGTTAAGCCTACCATTGTTACTGGTATGGAAGCGTTAGGTCGTGGACAAGATTTAAATAAACTTGCTACATTCCTGCAATACTTACAGCCTTTAGGTGCTGAAGTAATCCAATCAGAAGTGAACGTAGGTGACTACATTGACCGTTTAGGTGCTTCACTGGGTATTGATACCCAAGGCTTAATTAGAAGCCCTGAGCAGAAGCAAGCTGAACAGGAAGCAGCACAGCAACAACAACAGCAACAAATGATGGAAAGCACAATGGCTGATATGGCTACTAAAGCTGCCCCTCAGATGGCTAAGTTTGCTGGTGAAGCTATGCAGCCTCCACAAGAATAAATTTTAAAAAGGCATAAAAATGGCAGAGACATTAAACACATTTACTGGTGAACAACAGGCAACAGCCCCTGAAAATCATGACGAGGCTATGCTGGAGAAAGCTGAACAGATTGAACAAGCTAACAATCCAGACCGCCCTGAGTGGTTACCAGAAAAGTTTGAGTCTCCTGAAGCAATGGCTCAAGCTTACCAACAGTTAGAAAGTAAGCTTGGGTCTGCACCTTCAGAAGAGACAGGCGTAAAAGAAGCAAGCTCTGAAGAGATTGCAGAAGAAGTAGAACAAGAAGCCCAAGAAGTAGCCTCAGCTCTTAGTGAGAAAGGTTTAGACTTTGAGGACTTTCAACAAGAATACTTAGAGAAAGGTGGGCTATCTGAAGATGCCTACACTAAACTAAGTGAAGCAGGCTTTGGCAAAGATTTAGTTGATTCATGGATTAATGGTCAACAAGCTATTGCTGATAAGCTTCAAAATGAAGTGTTTGGGATGGCAGGTGGAGAAGAAGGCTACCGCGCTATGACTGAATGGGCATCGGCTAATCTATCTCCAAGTGAGGTAGACGCATTTAATGCTAACATTGAGTCTGGTGACCCAGCACTAACACAGTTTGCAGTACAGGGATTAAGCGCGAGATATCGTTCTGAAGCATGAAGTGAACCGACACTATTACAGGGACAGGCTTCCAATAATCAGGGCGGGGCATTCAACTCAGTTGCAGAACTAACAGCAGCGATGGGTGACCCCAGATATCAGAAAGACCCCGCTTACAGAAAGACTATAGCCGACAAGTTGGCTAGGTCTAATGTGTTCTAAAAAACTGTCTCCTTTTTAGCCCCTCTCCGGAGGGGTTTTTTATATACGAAGCAATACATTACAAACTAATTACCTTTGGCCTCCTGCGGGAGACAACCTAAGCGAAAAGGATGTAATGACTAAGCTGAGTAGCTAACAAAACAACTCAACTAATCATTACTAAAAGGTAAATTAAAATGGCATTTCCAACAGACCAAACTGTATCACGTTTGGGCCAAGTAAACGCAGCAGGCGATAACCGCGCGCTGTTCTTAAAACTATATGCAGGCGAAGTCCTTACAGCTTTTGAAGAGCGTAACGTCTTTATGCCTCTTCACCGTAACCGTACTATCAGCAATGGTAAGTCTGCTCAATTCCCATTGACAGGTCAAGCTGCTGCTAAATACCACACTCCAGGTGAGCTTATCCAAGCTGACGCTGTGAAGCATGGTGAGCGTACTGTTACAGTTGATGACTTGCTTATCTCTAGCCAGTTCATCAGCAATGTCGATGAAGCTATGAACCACTACGATGTGCGTTCTATCTACTCTAAAGAAGCTGGCTTCGCATTAAGTAACACTTGTGACAAAAACGTAGCTCGCATCATTGCTAAAGCTGCTGGTGTTACAAACGCTACTGAAGCTGCTTCACAGTTTGGTGCTTCTTTTGATGAAGAAGTTTACACAAACAACGTCACAATCGGTTCTGTAGCTGGTGACGCTTTAGACGGTGGTAAGATTGCTAAGGCTATCTACGCTGCTCTTGAAGAGTTCGACAAGAAAGATATCACAGGTTCTAAAGTTTGTGTCTTACCACCAGAGCAGTATTACTCTCTATTCGGTGCAGACCAATCAGTAAACAACCTTGCACACATGAACCGTGATGTAGGTGGTTCTGGTTCTATCGCTTCTGGCGCTGTACCTATGATTGGTGGCGTTAAGATTATGATGTCTAACCACATTCCTACACCTGACGAGTCTAGCACTTCTGCTACTCCAGTTCCTTTAACTTCTAGCCGTTCTGGTGCTTATAAAGCTGACTTCAGCTCTGTACGTGGTCTTATCTTCGCTGAAGATGCTGCTGCTACAGTTAAATTACTCGACCTTGGTGTTGAGTCTGAGTACCAAATTGACCGTCAAGGTACAATTATGGTTGCCAAGTACGCAATGGGCCACAATGTTTTACGCCCTGCATGTGCTATCAGCTTGAACGTAGCATAAGTTCAAATTTGGGGAGTCCTTCGGGATTCCCCTTTTTTTGTTTTTGGAGATTTTATGGCTACCCCAAGAAAAGGTAAGGCTCGTTTAAAGATAACAGCCTCTGGCAAAAGAGTTTCTTACGGACAGAAAGGCGCGAGTGTAAAACCTGGGACAAGTAAGGGTGACTCTTACTGCGCTAGGTCAGCAGCTCAGTTACGTAAATTTAAAAAAGCTGGCTCAAACCCTAACTCCCCGCTGAGATTGTCTCGTAAACGCTGGAAGTGTTCAGGGTCTAAATCAAGACGTTAATAGGAACTAAAGATGACCCCTAATACTACATTAGAAGCTGTCAACATAATGCTATCGGCAATCGGTGAAGCTCCAGTAAACCGTTTGTCCTCTGGTCTTGTTGAAGCAGAGCAGGCGGAAACTACGCTTGCACAGACCAGCCGTTCAGTACAGGCAGAAGGATGGCACTATAACCGTGAGACAGGTGTAAAGATTGCACCTAATCTAAACGGTGATGTTGTTCTGGCTACCAACACTATAAGGGCTGACCAAACTTACAACACTGACTCTTCAATCGATTTAGTCCAACGTGGAACTAAAATGTATGACAGAGTAGGCCACACATACAACGTAGGCAAAGAAGTAAGTTTAGATATTACATACGAATTAGAATTTGAAGAATTACCCTCAGTTGCTCGTAGATACATTACAATCAAAGCAGCTCGTGTCCTACAAGACAGTATCGTAGGAGCAGGTGATTTACACACATTCCATACTAACGATGAAACACAAGCCCTCTTTGAAATGAAGGCATTTGAGAATGAAATGGCAGATTACAACATTGGTGACAGCTACGATGTCTACCGCGTAATTGACCGTATTGGAACTAAGAGGACTTACTAATGCCTTTAATCAGTGCTTCAATACCAAACTTAATTAATGGTGTTTCCCAACAGCCTCCATCACTACGGCTAAAAACCCAAGGTGAAGAGCAGTTAAATGCTGTGTCCTCAGTTGTTTCGGGATTGTCTAAGCGACCTGGCACTGAGCATTTAAAACTATTAAATGATGCAGGTAACGTCTTACAGAACATATCTAACATAGACACTGCTTTCATTCACACTGTTAGGCGTGACAACGAAACATTAAACACCCTAATAGTAACGAATGACGGTACTACTGCATATACTTACATGTTCGACAAAGTAGGCAACCCTTTAACGCTAGGGGGAACAGCTACTTATCTTAATTCAGCTACTAATCCTAAAGCGGATTTA